AATTTATTGTCATGACAATAAAATTCTTGTAAATTAGGAAAATTCATATTATTAGGTAGAAACGTTAATTTATTATTATCACAAATAATTTTAGATACTAATTTAAAATCCGGAATTTTGTCAAATGAATCATATTCATTAAAATCTTGATTAATATACGTTGCTGTAATTGGCATTATTGCTTATATATAATTATATTTTTAAGTATTATTTAACAAATTAATTTTTTTATTAATCGAAAATTATATATTTCATATTCATTCATTATATATAAATATATATAAAAGTAAATTATGAATATAATAAAAACTTTAATGAATGATATATTATGTCAAAAATGTAACGCCAAACAGAGTAAAATTAATATGGAATTTAGCACATTTTATAAGTGTCAAATTTGCGAGAATACATGTTGTATAAATTGTATGTATTTATGTTGTAGTATATGTAATAAAGAAATTATATGTTTTTGGTGCGGAACAAATTTTAAACACATTAATAATATTAGTATAACAGAAAAAATAAACCTAAAATGTAAAAAATGTATGTAACGGTCTAATATCCGATTAAACTATATGCTAAATCATCAATTTCTGGTTTAACTATTTGAACTATTTGTGGTAATGGATTACCAAAAGTATTTGGATAAAGATCACATAATTGTGGATTATGAGGCCAATGTGATGTGGTTCTTAAATTTTTCCAAGCATTAATTTTCGTATTTAACATACCCATTGATGCAAAACTTCTTGGAGTATAACAAATATATACAACACATCTATAATTAGGTTGATTACGTTTTATTTCAGGTTCTTTTGCACAATGAATTGTTCGCGAGTCCCATAATACAAGAGAACCAGCAGGACATTTAATCATTTTTTTAACACATTTTTTAGTATCAGTATACCATTTAATTTGTTCTTGATTCAAAAGAAACCAATCATCTGGACTGGTTTCTTCAAACTCTTGTGCAAACTCACTATGATATTTATGTGATCCTTCTAATACAATTAATGTTGCATCACCTTCATTTGTATCATAAGCATTAATCCAACCTTGAACACATTCAAAATCATTTCTTAAATAACTTTGGTCTGTATGTAACCATAATTTATCTTTTTTAGCATCCCATCCAAAGCCAGTTATTTCAGGTGGAATATGAAAAGATGCACCGTCAAAACTTACTAATAACTCTTCTTTACTAACATTCCAGATTTTTTCAAATGGTTCTATTACTTTATGATTTGTTCGCAAATTCCATATAAATTGTGCATGTCCTATGGACCAATATTTAAGCAACATTGAATGTTTTGGATATAATTTTTTATAAGACGTCCAAGTACTAGTTCTATCTTTTTTAATTGGAACTGGTAATTTTGCAGTAATAGTTTCTAAATAATCCCACATACCTTGTTTTACTGCATCACATTCTTGTTGATTTATTATATCTGGAATTATTGCTACACCATATTTATTTAGTGTATCTAAAATATTGTCGTTATCTGTTATATATTTTTCATATTCATAATTCATTATAATATATATATAAAATTTACTTTATATATATATTTTTTTTACACCTTTTCTCATTTCAAATGCCCATTAATATAATATAATTAAAATTATATAAAAACATTTTATATTAAACTAATCAATGACAACAGTTTTAAACATTAATTACAAATTACTATTTAATCAAGAATTTTATATTGATACTAAAATAAAAGATGCTGAAACTATTCTTATATCAATAATGTCAGAAATATTTGATAAATTTAAAGAATTGGATAAATATCAAGTGATTGATTTTTTTGAAAAAATGAATAATGTGTTTATACATAAACCATTATTATATTCTAAATTACCATTAACTGAATATAAATATATTCAAGATAAAAAAGAAGAGATATTTTACTTTAATAATTATTTAGAAGACTTTACAGATAAAATTATAAATACATGTTTATTAAAATATCTCTCTAAATTACCTTTTTTACCATATCTTGATGATCTTGAAGGATATGATAAAATTATAGAAATTGATTTTGATTATTATATTATATATTATAATTTTGAAATATCAGAAGAAACTCAGAATGCAATTAATAATTTTAATCAATACTTTAATAAATTAGATGAATCACTAAATTTTAAAGTTAAATTTTGTGATTTACCCTAATTAAAAATTGTTTCTTGTGAGTTATCATCCATAATATTACACATTTTCTCATTTCAAAATGAGCATTTTGAAATGAGATTTATAAATAATTCTTATTAACTTTTCGTGTTTTATTCTTTGATATATATTTTTCTGGTCTTTCATAAGCACCTTTGAAAATATTTTTATACTTTTCTTTTGGTATTTTACTTATTACATTTTCTATATTTTCCTTTAATTTTGTATGAGTTAATCCATCTAACTTTTGTAATCGTGATTTTTAAAAAATTGATTTAAAAAATCTCAAAAAAATTGAATAAAATGTTGTTTATTATATTATATTATTATTATTAAATTACAATGAAAAAGTTTGTTAATTCATTTTGGTCTAAACCAGATGAATGCTTTATATGTTGCTCTGTTGATGGTAAAACTGATGCTGAAAACCAATATGAAATGATGTATAATCAAAAAGGTGCAAACTATGCATTATTAACATTATCAAAAGCGTATGGATGTAAATGCCAAAACAGTTATGCACACAACAAATGTTTATTAAATATAAACAAATGTCCTACATGTCGAAACGTGGTTTCAAAACCAAATCTATATGTAAAGACTAGTTATGATTATTATTTATGGTTTTTACTGGATTGGGTTAAAAAAGACACATCGCGTATTGAAAAAATGAAATGGTGTGCTATTATATATATGATAATAATGTGTTTATTCTTATATTCAATTGATAAAATTATTAGTAAAGAATTATTCGAGACGATAATACCACCAAAATCAAATATATCGTTATGTTTTGCTACCATAATGGGTGTATCATATGTTTTAGCCTGTTATACTGTTATATTGGATGATTATTTTAAAAAATATTGGTTATACGATTCAAAAAAAAATAAATGTCATGCGTTATAGTATTTTTATGTAAGGTGAAAAATGTGGATATTCGTGTGAAATTTGAAAAATGATTTAAAGACAAGTTTATAAGATATAATTGGTTGTGTAGCTCAGCGTGATAGAGCATATTTATACTAATAATAAGGTCGTAGGTTTGACCATTTTTATTTAAAAATTGATTTATTTATATTATAAATAATAAATATAAAGATTATTCATAATATAAATATAATGATTAAAATTATCCAATTAAATGTTTCCAATAATTACTTACATACTAAATACGAGTTCGAACAATATAAGTGGCATGATTTAAGAAATAAACCAATTCTTCAAAGTCAAAATTTTGAAAGAACATTAGCAAGTATAGGTTCAATAAATATTTTAGATTTAGAAAAACGTTCAAGTTGGACACATAAATTACAATTTATTTTGAATTTTCCTAGTGAAGCAACACAATTTTTTGAACAAAATAATATTCTATATAAAGATGATTATTTTAGTTTGTTAAAATATGAAACAGGGGATTTTTTCTTAAATCATCGTGATACTGATTTATCTAATGCTTTAGACAATTTAATACATCAATATACTTGTTTAATATTTTGTCCATATGGCGAAGATAATGAGATTTTGGAAGGTGGAGAACTAATGTTAAAACATCCTGATGGACTTTATGAAATTAAGTTTGATCCATCAATAGAAACAAATAAAAATCGTTTCGTTATGGTTATATTTTCGATTGATATGTATCATGAAGTATTACCTATAATCAGTGGATCAAGATATGTATTTAAAAAACCATTATTTGTTAAAAGAATTTCTACAATAATAGAAGAAAGAAATGATGTTAATGTTGATGTATTATGTGATGGAGGAGGTTGTGATTTTGGATTTAACAATACAGGTGATTATTGAAAATAAAAACTATAATACTATCAACATATACATATAATAAAAGTAAAAAATATAAAAATTTTTTTATTAATTGGCATTTTTAAAGTGTAAAAATGTTTTTTTATTTACTGACTTGGACATAAACCACATTTTGTTTTATACTACGAAAATCCAAATATTGATTTCCATAATCTTCATATCCATCATCATACAAGTTTCCATTTTTATCATGCCAAATATCAATATTAACTAATTTGTTTCTAGTAATAGTTTGGTCTGTAATTATATTACAATTTATATTTTTTTCATCACACCATAATTTTATTTCTTTTGCTTGTCTAAACCCAAGAGTTTGGTATTTTGTAATGCCTTTTCGTTTTCCATTTTGAATTTGGTATATAATTTGATTGGTCATTTTTAAATATTTGTTAGTTGATCCTTCAATCATTCTCTTAACGGTAATGTTTGGAAGCTGGCTAACGCCTTCTTTTTTAATTTCTATACCACTTATATTACTAATACATCGTCTAGTGGGTCTTATTACTATAGAATCATAATTATTTTTACATTCTTGACAATGTCTTTCAATGTTTTCAAAATATGCTGTATTCATTTTATGGATTTATATATAATGTTATAAAATAAGGTGATTATGTTTCAATTTTTATAAATAAACATTAAATTTCATTTTAAAATAATCACCTTATTTTTATTACGAATTTTATCAAATAATTCATTTTTTTCATATATTTTATTTTTTTTTCCATAATGTTTTGGATATTTTAATTTATCACAAATTATTTGATCACCAATAATAAAATTACTTACTTCAATAACAATATTTTTATGATAATTTAAAATTTGAAAAGATGTTTGTAATTTTTTAGCATCATTTTCATTATTACAATAACCAAGATTTATACATAATTTTGGTGTTCCATAATAATAATAAATTACATTATACAATATTGGTTTTTCTAAATCATATTCACTTTTCAATGGTATATTTAAATTACTTGATATTATTTTTAAACTTTCATTATATAATATTTGTTTTTCCAATAAAGAACATGATTCTGAAATACGTAATTCATTTATCATTTGATTAAGCGTAATATCATTTTTGCAAATTTGAGGAAAATCAATTTTTGGTGTTGATAAAGTTATTTCTGTTAAATTTTCAATATTTAAACTATCACATGCTAATTGAAAATCGTTATCGTCCATATTTATTTTATAATAGTTATATATAAATATATAAACATATCTTTATCTTATATATATTTATTATATATGAATACGACATTTGAATTACAAAATGGTGAAAAAATAAATGTTTTTGATAACAAATATTATAGAATTGGTTTATTGATGCCAAAAATAATCAATTCTAAATATCATCCAACACTAAAATATATTGAAACATTTTATATGCTAAATCCAAATGAAATAAAAAAACATATTAAAAAATATGAAGGTGAACTTGTTTATATAGTTGAAATGAATTTACAAAAATAAAAACTTAAGGTTTACACCTTTTCTCATTTGAAACGCCCATTTACATATTTATAAATATATAAATAAAAATAACTTAAAAACAATTTACTAATATAAATTGGGATAGTAGCTCAAATCTGGTTAGAGCAGTATTGTTTTAAACTACAGATGAGTGGTTCAAATCCCTCCTATCCCGTTATTTTCATTTAAAATAGGCGTTTTAAATGAGAAAAGGTGTAAACATTAATTACAAATTACTATTTAATCGAGAATTTTTTAATTAACTAAAACAAATATCTGGTCGTATTCCTTCAACATTTTTATTCCAAATTTCAGTTTTTTCGTCTAATGTATAAAATATTCTGAATGTCGTATCATTAATATTTTCGGTAATATTTGCTAATTCTAATCTTTTACGGGTTTCGAATTCACAACCACGAGAACCACATGAACCTTGGCATGCATCAAATACTTCATATACATTAATCGGCGATTTTAATAAAGTTAATACTTTTTTTGATGTTTTACCATTTGTTATATATTTTATATATTTATCTGGAATATTAAATGATGTATATGAACCATATTTATCATAAATTTCATTATCATCATATAATGATAAATTAAGTTTAAAATGTATAAACATTGTTTATTTTTATAATAGTTATATATAAAAATATATTAAATTTAAAAATCAATTTTTTAAAGTATGAACACGTCTTAATGCACTTACATCAGTAATTTTATCACATCATCTTAAATTTAAAGTATGAACATTACATAATGCACTAACATCAGTAATTTTATTACAACCACTTAAATCTAAAGTATGAACATTACCTAATGCACTTACATCAGTAATTTTATTACAATTACGTAAATATAAAGTATGAACATGTTCTAACGCACTTACATCAGTAATTTGTCCACAATAACTTAAATTTAAAGTATGAACGTTTCCTAATGCACTTACATCAGTAATTTTATTACACTCGTTTAAATTTAAAGTATGGACGTTTCCCAATGCACTTACATCAGTAATTCTGTTACACCGACTTAAATTTAAAGTATGGACGTTTCCTAATGCACTAACATCTTTGATTTTATCACAACCAGATAAATCTAAAGTATGGACGTTTCCTAATGCACTTACATCTGTAATATATTCACAATCATATAAACTTAAATTATTGACGTTTCCCAATGCACTAACATCAGTAATATTATCACAACCACTTAAATTTAAAGCATGGACATTATTTAATGCTCTAACATCAGTAATATTATTACAATAACTTAAATTTAAAGTATGAACGTTTCCTAATGCACTTACATCAGTAATATTATCACAGCTACTTAATTTTAAATCATAAACATGACCTAATGCACTAACATCAGCAATTTTATTACAACCACTTAAATCTAAAGTATGAACATTTTTT